AGTCTGCCGCCCAGATAGAGCTGATCGACTTCCCAGTGCCCGGCGCATTAAGACACAGAGCGCGCTTGTGCGTGGTAAGAAACGCGGCGGTCTCTTTCTGATGCGACATCGGCTCGAATCGCGCAGGCCAGTTGTAATACTGCAATACTGGGGGCGGAACGCTGAACCCAAGATTGCGTAGCACCAACGACTCCTCGACACCGTAGTTAAGCGCGACCATGTCTTGCCCATCGTGCGAGAACTTTTTTGCGTGCGGGATGAACTGCGCTACGGCCTCGTTCTCCGTACTGCTAATAACAATGCGGCGCTTGTCAGGGATTACGAGCATAGTGCAGACCACCCAAGAAATTCACTCTCCCAATCGTCTACGGTGGTCTCGCGTACGATCCACACCTTAGCGCCTGCCTGCGTCAGTGCCGCGATTTCTCGCTCTTGGTTAGCCGTAGTCGTACCTCGTCCAAACTTAGTTTCCACAGCAAACATATTACCGTTAACACACCCAACAAAGTCAGGGATACCAGAGCGCCCATAGCCATTGGCAGGAGGCATAAACCACCAGCAACAGTTAGAGTTCTTGAGTACGTCTTTGACAATTTTTTTAACATCGCCTTCGTTCTTCATCGTTTACCTTTTAGTCTTGCGCTTGGACAAATATCTTTTGCAGGGCACCACGGGCACAGGCCAGACGGCTTAGCGTCGAACACACCTAAGTCGATGACCTCTTGTACTTTGTGAAACCGTGGTGACAACGCACGCCACAGCGAATCTAAGAAACGCCGTTCGTACACCGAATTAGTAACCTCGTTAAATTTCAGCCACAGGAAAGATGTCTTTACCTTTGTGACCTCGGGGAAGTGCCAGAATACCATAGCTGCGAATAACTGCAACTGAGTTGGGTTGTCTTTAACTTTGCCAGTCTTGTAGTCTAAGCAGTACGCCGTGTCGCCGTTCACCACCAGCACGTCAGCGATTGAGCGAATCCACACATCCTTAGCGAACCAGTCCACTGGTTGCAGGTCGGCGTTGACTGCCATCTGATACTCAAAGTACTTCGTACCTTCGCGCGCCAGTATTTTGTCGACAACGTCACCCCACTTCTCTATCGTCTGCTTGCCCTCGGTCGAGAGGGTACCCTCATCAAGGGTGCCCTTGCCTTTGGCTTCGAGGACTTCGTGAACACGGTTGCCGTACTCCGATACCTCTGAGCCTTGGTCTTGCACCCGCTTTGAAACGTATAAGTAGTCAAACTTAGCCGCGCATTGCTCGAACGTTGAAAGCCTGCTGAACGATAGCGGCATTACATTACTCATTAGTTTTCCTCAAGTGCTAGCAAACCTAGCTGTGTGTTTAGCAAATCAATGCACTGCTGAATAACATCACGCTTATGGAACGCGTATCGGTTTGATCTACCAGCCGAAACCAGAGCAAGGAACTCACCTTCCAGTATGCGAACGTCGCCGTCTATACAGCGTAGCGTCACACGAATGTCTGGGTTAGGTACGCCGATGTCTGTCTCGACGTTTAACCAGATTGGTAAGCGTCCGTCAAAGACCTCGTCACTTGGCTTCACCATACGATACCCCTGCTCCTGTCTCACACGCCACTGGCAAATCCTTACGGCACCAGAGCGGCGCTAGCGACAAACATTCTTCCATGTAAGCGCGTGCGTCATTTAACAAGTCATTACTTACAACACAAACTGCTTCGTCATGCACCGATAGTGCGACTGGAAATTTGTGATTGATGCGTGCAGTTTGCCACATAACCACCTTCATTGCAAGATGCTGACACAAGTTTTCTACCATCTTCGGGCCGTGGATACGTACGCGCATCCTGCCCATTTGGTAGTTCCACTCGCCGTCGGTCTGCTTGAGGTCGTGGTAAACCACGCCGGGTTCTCCAAGCCTGCCAAAGCCGCTACCTTCTGTGACACACCACCCGTTCACGTCCACGGGTTGTAGGTCGTTTCCGTTAGCGATACTTGGTAACACTACATCATTGCAGTACTTCCAAAGCTGCACAACTTTATTGTGTGTGCCACGGTACAGATGCACAATCTCTTGCGCTCGCTCAATCGAGATGGGCTCCAGTGCAGAGATGCTTCGCGCGGTGACGCGCACCATGTCTTGGAACCGCTCGGCTCCTGCCCCGTACTGCAACGACAGCATAGCCACCTTGCCTAGCATACGCTCGGGGACATCTGCCTTAGTTATGGTGCGGTTAAACAGCTTGCTAGCAAAGTCACAGTACAAGTCCACGCCGTTGCGAATCTTCTCGACAACATCTAGCTGTCCTGCCGCCGCCATGATGACGCGCAGTTCAATGTTCGACGAGTCACCCACCAACACCGTGTGCCCCTCTGGAGCGCGCAGTGCCATACGCAAGCCCGCAGACGGACCACGCGCAGGGATGTTCTGCCAGTTAATCTTGTTGCCGCCTGAGTAACGCCCAGTTGTCTTGGCACCCCAGAAGTTGAGGTACACAGGCAAGGGTCCACGCCGCGCAGTCTCTAAGAACTTGAGCGCACGAGTCTCGGCGATGGTTGTCTTAACACCGAGCCGTGCGGCGACGAGTGCTTGGACGTCTGAGTTCTCGTGGTCTAACAAGTCAGTAAATTCTTTGTCAGACTTTGCGAACGCATAGGTGGCTTTGCCTGTCGTCTTACTTATCTTGCGGGGTGGCACAACGCCTAGCTCCTCCAACCGCAGGGCGAACTTGTCGTTAGACATAATCTGCTCTCGGTTCGTGTCGGCTAAGGCTATCAAGCCCTCCTTACGAGTTACTTCGCTGGTGTACAGCTCCTCCATCAGCGCCTCGTCGCCAACCAACTTGGGCTCAGAGAACATCCGCACAGTCATGTCGATCAGCTTGGCGTCCAGCGGCGGCGTATCCACGTCCAGACGTTTACCTATCTCGTTACACAGCCATGTGTCGTGCTTGCAGTAGTCGGCGTACTCAGCTAATGCCACGGGATTAAAGTCTGTGCGTCGCTTGCCTAGCGCGTTGTGTACGGCAGTACCTTTGTCGGGCAGGTTGAAGTGCTTGGCGATGCTAGCTAGCGAGTGCGAGGGCAACCACGGCAACAACATACGAGCCTGCGCTAACGTATCCATCCACAGCTTTGGCTTGATGCCGAAGTGTTGCGTCATGATAAAGCCATCGAACAGGGTGTTGTGGCATCGTACGGCACAGGTCTCCCAGTCGACCGTATCGCGTAGCCATGTAGCTGTCTCGTTGTTGTCGCCGCTGAACCATACAGCAGGCTCGTCGTTGCGCATCAGCGAAACGCCGATGACCTCGAACCGCTCGTCGCGGACATACGCATCTGTCTGCATCTTGGACAGCGAGTAGTCTTTGTCGTAGTACGTCTCGAAGTCGAGTGTGATGATATCCATCACAGACCCTCCAACTGGATCAACAAGTCGACATAGTGCTTGACCTTTTCGAGGTCAGCTTTGCCACCTTTGTCACGCCATCTGGTAATGTACTTAACCACGTTACCTTCGCAGTAGCCGAGGTTGTTCGCGTGGATGTACTCGATAGGCTGAACCTTCAGGTTCTTGTAGTGGTTACCCGCCACTTGCATATCGAGTGCGCTCGTGCCGTTCAGCTGTGACTCAAAGTCAGCGAGGGTCTTGACTGAGTACACTTGATCGTCAGTAGGATGCTTTGTCGTCATGAGTAGTTACCTCCTTGGGTTGTGTTGCTATGTGTGCTAATGCGTAGATGTGTTCGAGGGCGTGTCGCAGAGACAGCGCTTCCGAAGTCGCAGCTTGTAGCTGAATCTTCAGTTGCTGTATCTCAGCATTGGCATCGCCCAACTGCAAGTCGAGTTCGCGTTCATTCATGTCCTATCCTTGTAAGTTGTATATCGCCAAGCGGTGGCTTCCGCGTCAATGCGTTGCCACACGACTTCGCGCTCTTGCTCGTCCATAAAGACCCAGTTAGCCACCTCGACATACGTCCGTCCGCAACCCTTGCACACCTCATCGTACAACGTAGTGCAGACAGCGACGCAGGGGCTGTCGGGTCTCATCCCGCGTACCCCGTAACGATTATGTGATTTTTTGCTTCTTCCAAAGCGCCGATTAGCTCTAGCCTGTTTTCGACCTTTGAGCACTTGATTTTGAATTGCTCTGTGCCTCGGTTAAACAACAGCACGATGGCAACGTCTGGCTCCTCATCAATGGCCTCGTTGAGCGTGGCTTTTGCGTCTACTTTGTACTGGTCAAATGTCAGTGATTTCAGTTTGCTCATATCTCAAGGCTTTCGATAATGTGTGCCATCTCATCAATCACGGCACTTGTCTGCTGTCTGTATTGGTTGATGGACAGACCAAGTGGCGAGGCGACTGGCGACACCTCATTTGTAGCAGAGCGCATTGGTGCGTCTGCCATTACTGGTTTAAGGCGTAGGTACAGTGTTTGCACTGTTGCCTTTAGCAGGTCAATCGTAGCCTGCATCTCCTCGCACTGGCGTTCAATCTGGCTTTTATACCGTTCAATGTCTTGGTTTTGATTCATGTTGTGGTCTCCGCTCATTTCACATTCCGCCAATTCGATAGCCAACAATAAGACCAATAAGGATGTACAGCGTTAGTTCCGCCCAATGCAGTTCAATCATTTGGTCACCTCCTGAATCGCCTTTTCAATCAACCCAGAAAACTCCACCCACTCGTCCAGCGTAAACAGGCTCATGTGAAAGTCGCCAATCTGCGCCTCGTTTGGGTCGTGTTGTTCGTGTGGATGATGCTCTGGCTTGCTCACTGTGGTGATGTGCAATCCATCCATCTCAATAGTCACTTCAGTGGTTTTCATTTGGAATGTGCTCATGTTTTCTCCTTGCGTAGTCGGGTCTCATACAAATTTGCTCAAGTCGGGTTTGCGGTAGTTCGGACCTTTCGTAATCTTGCCTGCCTCGTTGAGGATAGGCTTGCCGTCAGAGTCGAACTTGCTCCAGTTGCTAGTGTTAACTTCTTCGATAGCGCCAGTAATCTTGAGCCCCGCGCAGTAGCCAACGCCAACCGCTGTAACAACTTGGTCAGCTAATGCGTCGAGGAACTCTATGTCGTTGTCAATATATACACTTGCCGTACCCAACTTGAGCTGATCGGCTAGGCGTGACGTTAACAACTGCAACACACTCAGCGCATTGCGTGTCTCGGGGATGTCGGAGTCCAGTACCTCCAACATCTCGGCTATCTCTTCCAAATGAC